GTACAAATTTAATACAAAATGTAGGTAAAATAGGTAGAGTAAGCACAACTAGTGCTGGGTCTGTTATAGTTTCATCAATACTTAGATCAAACGATATTCCTAATATACCCCAAAATAATATTTGGCTTGGTAATTCAAGTTCAGTACCGACCGCAACAGCTCACACTGTAGAAAATATTAGTAATGTAACCGTCTCCTCTAAAACAGATGGTCAAGCACTAATATGGGACGCTACAAATAGCTATTGGAAAAACGGTGATGTAGCTAGCGGCGGCGGCGGTGGAACTGTAACTGTTGAAAAAAATGTATACACAGCAAACGGTTCAACTACAACATTTAACACTTCAACTGCTATTGTAAATGAAAACAATGTGCAGGTATATATAGATGGTGTTTATCAATCTAAAGATAATTATACTACAAGCGGAAGTACTGTAACATTTTCAACAGCTCCCCCTAATACAACTTCAGTTGAGCTGATACACATGGTGGCAGTTGATGGTGTTATAGCTAGAGACAGCTTCACAGGGAATGGCTCTACCACAGCATATGTGCTTTCTATGAGCATCTCAAACGAAAATGCTACACAAGTATACGTAGACGGCGTTTATCAAAGCAAAGACAATTACACAACTTCTGGTAGCACATTAACGTTCTCCACCGCTCCACCGAACGGTGCTGCCGTAGAGGTTGTTCATATAAAAGCAGTTGATGCTTCATCTTTAAATCAAAATGTTTTTACAGGTGATGGATCAACAACAGCATTTACATTATCTCAATCTATAAATGATGAGAATAAAACATTTGTTTTTATTCAGGGTGTATACCAGGAAAAGAGCACGTATAGCATAAGCGGTACAACTCTAACATTTTCAACAGCACCGCAAAATGGTTACAGTGTTGAAGTAATGGCTTTTGATAGTGTTACTATAGAAAGCAATAGTGTTACAATTGATAACTTCAATGGGGACGGTTCTACTACAGGATTTGCGTTATCAACGACACCTTTAAATGAAAATGTAATTGATGTATATATAAATGGTTTATATCAACAAAAAAATACATTTTCTTTATCAGGAAATACATTAACGTTTTCAACAGCACCTCCTAATAATTCTACAATAGAAATTAAAGGGTTAGGCAATGTTAAAGGTGTTGCAGATACATCAACATCAGTTAGTGTAATATCCAGCAATACGACAGCTGTAACGGGTACATTATATGTGTTAACAGCAAGTTTAGCTTTAACATTACCAGCAGGAGTTGTTGGTAAAAGTATAAAAATAAGTAATAGATCAGGGGTTACTACATGCACTGTAGTTCCCAATGGATCAGAAAAAATAATGGGTAGTGCAGGCACAATGACTTTAGATACTGCTGCTGCTAGTTTTGAATTAATATATAGTGGCTCAGTACAAGGTTGGGTTATAATAGGACAATAATATGAGTAATTTAACAGATTTTTTTTCAGCTAGTAGTGGCGGTGGTGGAGGTGGTTTTACTAAAATGAATAAATATTCTACAGCACGTGCATTAGATGATGCAACTCATAACGATGCTGCCTCTTACACAGTAAACCCAGCAACAGATTTGGGATTAGAAGACGGTGCAAGTATTGGGTATTTTATGTGTGGAGGCGGACGAGTGGGTGATGACACTTCATACACGGGATTTGGAGGAAAAATAATACAAGGAACAGCTATAATAAGTAGTGCTTCTACAGATTTAGTGCTAACCCCTGGAATCGCAGAAAAAGTAGCTGTTGTAAGTGGCAGTGTAACTGAAGTGGCTGCAACTGAATCTACTATATCTGGAGGATTGACTCTTAGTACGGCTGATGGATCTCGTCAAGCTGGATTTAGAACTACATCATCTGGATCACCAGGAAGTGGTGTTAATGGATACGGCGTTGGGGGTGGAGGATTAGGATACAATGATGGTTCCCAGGCTCATGGATGGGGTGGTGGTACTAGACAAGAATCTAATAGAGGGGGGTACCCTCCACCAACGTGGACTGCTGAAGCAGGAGACGGGGCAATAATATTATACTATTAATAATGAGATATTTTAAAATAAATAACGGAAAAGCTGTAGCGTGTCAACAGGATATAAACGGATTCCCTGGTACTTGGGTACAAGAAAGCGTGGGGTATAGCATTGGGGATTTATATGATGAAAATAATGGGTGGAGTCACCCTGTAAAAACAACTGAAGAACTTGAAGCTGAAGCAAGAGAATGGCGTGATTCAGAATTGCAAGGAACTGATTTTATAGTACCTCTTACAGATTATCCAAACAGAACGGCATGGATGACTTATAGACAAACATTAAGAGACTGGACAGCTACTGAGGACTTTCCAGATACAAAACCAACAGCACCAGCTGAATTATAAATTGTAATATTGCACTATGGCATTAACAAAACTTATAACAGATTTAATTGACGGTTCTTTAGGAACAGACTGGCAAGCTACCCCAAAAACAGCAGACTTTACAGCTGTAGCTGGGGAAGGTTATTTTGTTAATACTACAAGTACTGCAATTACAGTTACATTACCTAGCTCACCTAGTGTTGGTGATGAAGTTATTCTTCTTGACTATGCGGCTAATGCAGCTACAAATAATATTACGATTACGTCAAGTAATAATATAGAAGGTGCCTCTGATGATTTAGTATTATCTACAGATAAAGTATCAAAAACATTAGTTTATTCAGACGCTACTAAAGGCTGGTTAGTTGCTAATGAAGTAGCTGGAGTCGCAGCTCCTTTAACAGTTGATTATTTAGTAGTCGCTGGTGGTGGTGGTGCGGGTTATTATGCTGGAGCAGGTGGTGGTGGTGGTGGTTTGAGAACATCTTATTCAAATTCATCATCATTAAATGGGCATAATGAAACAGCTTTATCTTTAAGTAGAGCAACAAATTATAGTGTATCGATAGGAGGTGGGGGATCCTCAAATGGTTCAAGCGTAGGAACCGCTGCTAATTATGGAGGAGATGGTACAAATACAACTTTTTCAACTATAACCTCAACTGGTGGCGGTGGTGGTTCTGGAGGTACTGGAGCGCAGAATGGTCGCAGTGGAGGATCTGGAGGAGGCGGTTCCAGATATAATTCTGGCACTGCTATAGGAGGTGCTGCTGTAACATCTCCTGTAACACAAGGACATTCTGGTGGTGGAGGTAATACTAACACTAGTGGTGCTGGTGGTGGTGCTGGAGCAGCTGGGGTGGATAATAATAATAGTGGTGGTTCTGGTTTATCTGTTAATATTTTAAACACAACTAATGCTAGTACTGCATCAGTAGGGGAAGTATCTGGATCAGATGTTTACTTTGCTGGTGGAGGTGGAGGATATTCTGGTGGTACTGGAGGGATTGGCGGCGGTGGCGATGCTACAGGAAGTGCAAGCGCAACTGGAGGACTGCCGAATACTGGGGGTGGTGCTGGAGGTGATAATGGAGCGCAAAACAAAAGTGGAGGCTCTGGAGTAGTTATTTTACGCTATCCGAGTGAGTATGCAATAACAGTAGGCTCTGGTATTATTGAGGCAAGCGGTTCACCATTCACAGAATCAACAGAAAAAGTATCAGTATTTACAGGAGGAACTGGAATAATAACATTTGCAGAGGCATAAAACATAAATAATAAAATATATATACAATGGCGCATTACGCTTTCTTAAACATGCAAAACATCGTTACCGAGGTGATAGTCGGTAAAGACGAAACAGATGGACCAACAAACTGGGAAATGCATTATGGTAATTTCAGAGAACAAGTTTGTAAGCGTACATCTTATAACACAAGAGGAGGGGTACATACAAACGGTGGCACTCCTTTTAGAAAAAACTATGCAGGAATAGGATATACATACGATGAATCTCGTGATGCTTTCATCCCCCCAAAACCATTTGATAGCTGGACACTAAACGAAAACAGCTGTTTATGGGAGGCTCCTGTAGCTATGCCAGATGATGGACAGCAATATCAGTGGAATGAAGAAACAACAAGTTGGGATTTAATAACAGAATAAATAAATAATTATGGCACTAACTAAAGTAACATCAGCAGTTTTAAATGACGATGCTGTATCATATGATAAACTTGGGGCTGAGTTTACAACAGCTGCTGCATTATCTGCAAGCGATGTAGACTTTAGTACAGCTCAAGTGTTTACTAAGACATTAACAGCAAACGATACATTGACATTTTCAAACGTATCAACTGGAATGGTTAAAGACCTTGTAATCACAGGGGACTTTACATTAACTCTTCCAGCATCAGTTAAAGTTATATCTGGTACATATGACGGAACAGTATCCAACCTAATTCAAATAGTATCAACCAACGGTGCAACTGAACAGTGGGCATCTATAAGTCAACAAGCGGTATAATCATGGGAACAAAAGCAATAAATAAAAACGGAACAATTAAAGTTTATCAAGGTGTGCCTAAAACTTTACATGCTTCATCTGGAACTTATTTAAATGCTCCAGCAATGACTGATGCGCAGCTAAGAGCTGCAGGTTTATTTGATGTGGTTATGCCTGAGGACTACGATTCACAAATACACGACCTAGGAGAAATCTTTTGGGATTCTGCAAATACGCAGTTTACATACCCAAAAACAGATAAAACTTGGACACAAACTTTAGATGAGTTAAAAACTCAAAAAATTGCTAACCTAAAATCAAACGCAAATAGTAAGCTTGCAGAAACTGATTGGATTATTGTAAGAGATAAGGAGCTTGGTAATACAACTGCACAGTCTACTTTAGATGATAGAGCTGCGATTAGAACAAGTTGTGCTACAAAAGAAAGTGAAATAAATGCATTAACAACAAAAGCATCAGTTGTAACTTACGATACAACTCTATAGT